CATACCCTTTTTTTATATACAAAAAATAAAAGTATTGACTATATATAAGTATGAAAGTATTAACGACATCTACTAGTGACCAAACCTTAAAAATAATTCCTAGAGAATACGTTTCAACTGTTACTTTAAAGTTAAGAGATGACAGTACAAACGAGGTTACAACAGCAACTGTATCTACTACAACAGATAAAGATTATATGGTTATTTCTTATGCTTTTAGTTTAGTAGAGGGGCATTTTTACGATTTAACAATTTTATCTGGTAGTGATATTATCTATTTAGATAAAATATTTTGTACAGACCAAACAATAGACCAAGATACAAACAATTATTATTCTGTAAATAAGGATGAATATGTAAGTAAATCTGGTAACAACGATTTTATAATTTTATAATATGAACGAATTAAGAGTTTTAAATTTATCTACATACACAAGTCCAAAGATTACTGAAACAAAAACAGATAACTTTGTTGCTTATGGAGATGATAACAATTATTTTCAGTTTCTAATTGACAGATATAATGGTAGTGCTACAAATAACGCTATTATCAATGGTATGTCTGAAATGATATTTGGAAAAGGATTAGATGCAACTGATTCTGCAAGAAAGCCAGAGGCTTATGCTAAAATGATTACCTTATTTCACGATGATTGTGTAAGAAGATTATCATCTGATTTAAAGTTAATGGGTAATTGTGCTATGCAAGTTATCTATTCCAAAGACAGAAAAAGTATTGCAAGAGTTGAGCATATACCAGTTGAAACTTTACGTGCTGAAAAGTGTAATGAAAAAGGAGAAATTGAAGCATATTATATGCATCCAGATTGGTCTAATTATAAAAAGAACGACAAACTTGTAAGAATAGAAGCGTTTGGTTATGGTAATGCACCTATTCAGATATATTACATTAAACCTTATAAAGCTGGATTTAAATATTATTCTCCAGTTGATTATCAAGGTGGTTTGCAATATGCAGAATTAGAGGAGGAGATTTCTAACTATCATTTAAATAACATTATGAATGGTCTTGCGCCAAGTATGTTAATTAACTTTAATAACGGAACTCCAGACCCAGAGCAAAGACAATTAATAGAAAATAGAATTTATCAAAAGTTTAGTGGAAGTTCTAATAGTGGAAAGTTCATTTTATCTTTTAACGATGATGCTGCAACTGCTGCTACAATAGAGCCTATTCAATTAAGTGATGCGCATAATCAATATCAGTTTTTATCTGATGAAAGTATGCGTAAAATTATGGTCGCTCACAGAGTTGTATCTCCTATGCTTTTAGGTGTAAAAGATTCAAGTGGATTGGGTAATAATGCGGATGAGTTAAAGACTGCATCTATATTAATGGATAACACCGTTATAAGACCATTTCAGACACTTTTAATCAATGCTTTTGATGAAATACTAGCTTTTAATGATATTAGTTTAAATCTATATTTTAAGACCTTACAGCCACTAGAGTTTACAGAGTTGGATAATGTAGTTGATTCTGAAACTAGAGAAGAAGAAACTGGTGTTAAGATGAGTAGTCAAGTTAATTTATCTGCTTTAGAAGAATTTGGAGAAGATGAGGATTTAACAGAATGGGAATTGATTGATGAAAGAAAGGTTGATTATAATTTAGAGGATGAGTTAGATAATCAAATAAAAGAATTGAATTCTAAAAAGCAAAGTTTACTATCTAAAATATGGAACTTTGCTACAACTGGAACTGCAAGACCAAATGCTAATAGTGAGCAAGATGGCACAAACAAAGAGGGGGTTCAGTTTAAAGTAAGATACCAATATGCACCTTTAACGATTAATAAAAATGATGAGGGTACAAAAACAGAATCAAGAGATTTCTGCAAAAAAATGGTAGCAGCTAAAAAAATATATCGTAAAGAGGATATACAATCAATGAGCCAAAGAGCAGTAAACGCTGGTTGGGGTTTAAATGGTGCTGATACTTACGATATTTGGTTATATAAAGGCGGAGGTTCTTGTCATCATTTTTGGATGCGTAAAACTTATATGGCTAAAGGTGTTAATATAAAACCTAGTATTGGAAACCCTAACGCGGAAGTAAGTGTAAATCAAGCTATAAAGGATGGTTTTAAACCAGAAGTAAATGCAAAAGAAGTTGCAATGCGACCAACTGATATGCCTAATAGTGGATTTGTAAATAAAGTAATATAATATGGCAACAGCATTATTCATTTCAAGAACAGATTTAGTTAAGAATACCATTTTAGATGGTAATGTAGATACAGATAAGCTATTGCAATTTATTAAGATAGCACAACAAATCGATATCCAAAACTATTTAGGTACTGATTTATACAACAAAATAAGTGCAGATATTGTAGCAGGAACTTTGTCTGGAAACTATTTATCTTTAGTTGAAGATTATGTACAACCTATGTTAATTCATTACGCTATGATGCAGTATTTACCATTTGCAGCGTATCAGATTAAGAATGGTGGAATAAGCAAACATACATCTGAAAATTCAGAAAGTGTATCAAAAGAAGAAGTTGATTATTTAGTAAACAAGTCAAGAAACTTTGCGGAATATTATACTAGAAGATTTATAGATTATATGTCATTTAACACAAGTTTATTTCCAGAGTATCAAACTAATAATAACGAGGATGTATATCCAGATAAAAACGATTTATTTAATGGCTGGGTACTCTAATTATAAACCAAAAGTTACCAATTTGGTAAAATTACAAATTTTTTTAGAGAATATAGAAAAAACAGAAAACAAAGATAAAAATGGCAAATGAAATTTACAGAGTTAGTTGGTGGGGTAAAGGTGTTTACAACGCAATATCTTGGGGTATATCTTACTTATTAGATTCATTAAGCAATACTTACTATTCTTATAAAGATAGAGTAATCGCAGATGGTGGAACTTTTGAAAATAGTATGTGTTTAATGGAAGAAACAAGAAAATTTAATTAACGAAATAAGATATGAGTACAATTCCAAAATTAGCATTAATTCCAAGCGGAGTAAAAGCATCAAAAGTATATAGTGTATTACCAACAGATGGAACTGGAGATTTCACATTTTCAAGAGCAGGAGCAGCTACAAGAGTAAATTCAGAAGGTTTAATAGAGGAGGTTTTAACCAACGTTCCAAGACTAAACTATCCAATGATTGATGGTGTTGTTAGTGGTTGTCCAAGTTTATTGTTAGAGCCTGAAAGAAGGAATTTATTTACTCATTCGGAAGATTTTAGTATTTACGTTAAAAATAATGTTACAGTAACATCTAATTCAACAATAAGTCCAAAAGGAGATTTAACTGCTGATTTAATAACAGAAGATTTAACATTAAACACTCACAGAGTATATTTAGGAAGTGGTGTCAATGTTGTTTCAGATTCTTCTTATAGTGTTTCTTTTTTTGCAAAAAATAATGGTGCAAATAACATAACAGTTACAGCAGGTAATTTTGGGGAATTACCGATAAATACTACTTTTGATTTGGTAAATGGAGTAGTTTTATCATCAATTAGTTCATCCACTATTGAAAAAATAGGCGATTATTACTATTGCACTATAACTGCAACATCATCAACAACAAGAAATCAACTTATACTTTTTAATATTAATAGATTAAATATTACTAACCCTTTTTCTTATCAAGGAGACGGAAATTCTGGTGTTTACATTTGGGGAGCGCAAGTAGAAGCAGGCAGCTACGCTACATCCTACATACCAACACAAGGTAGTCAAGTTACTAGGGTGGCAGATGCTTGTAATGGTGCTGGTAATTCACAAGTAATAAATTCAACAGAGGGTGTATTGTATGTTGAAACAAAAGGGTTTATAGATGTACCAAGTGATAGTGGATATATTCAATTATCAAAAAACGGAGAAGCAAGTTTCAATAATTCATTAGTGTTACAACATAGAAATAATGGTTATTTAAGAATTTATGTAAATGGTAGTGCTACTGCTGATATTCATTTTAACGAAAATATAGATTTTACTGAAAACCATAAAATAGCAGTTTTATATAAATTAAATGGCTATAAATTATTTATTGATGGAGTTGCTAAAAGTTTATACTTAACACCTACTCAAGCAGTTTTTAGTGGATTAGATAATTTATCTTTTGATTTAAGAGGTAGTTTAGGTTGGAGTGGTAACATAAAAGAAGCAAAACTTTACAATACAGCATTAACAGATGCAGAATTACAAGCATTAACAACTTTATAAAATTAAATAAAATGAAAGTATATAAACTAAAATACGAAAACAAAGAAACTGCAATCGCTGATTTATTAGCAAAAGGTGCTTATGTAGAAATTGAAAACGAAGATAATGAAACTGTATTAACTTATGCTGATGGAGTTCACGCAATCGTTGAATTAGGTTTAATCGTTTTAGAAGATGGAACTTATGATGAAGACTTCAACGAATTAACTGCACCAATTTACGCAGATGGGTATCATTATGATGTTTTAACAGACAATGAAATACCTTTTGAAAATGAGATAGAAGTTAAGAATCCTAAACATTCATTTTACGGGGTGTAATGAGTAGAAAAGAGAAGATAGATTTATTTTTATCAAAGTGGGTTTCAAGAAAACTAATAGTATTTTTTATAGCTTCCGCTGGTTTATTCAGCGGGAGTTTAGAAAGTAATGATTGGGTAATTGTTGCAACTGCTTATATCTCTTTACAAGGAGTTACCGATATTGTTGAACGACTTTACAACACAAAAAAATGAGCCTAGATGACATAAGACTTTACACACTAAACGCTTCCGCAATGGTGGTTTCTTTTACAAACGTTGAACGAGCATTGAAAATACTATTACTATGTGTTTCTATTATTTATACAGTTTTAAAGATAATTGAAATGAAAAGCAAAAAAGATGAAGCTGACAAATAATTTTAGTAAATCAGAATTTGATTCAAAGGATGGTGCTGAAATGCCTAGTGATGTTTTAGAGAATGTTAAAAAGTTAGCTAATTATTTACAGATATTAAGAGACCATTTAAGCAAGTCTATTAAAATAAATAGTGGTTATAGGAGTCCATCTCACAATAAAAAGATAGGAGGCAAACCAAAAAGCATTCATTTGCTAGGTTTAGCTGCTGATATTGTAGTAAGTGGAATGACTCCAAAGGAAGTGTTTAAAGAGGTTGAAAAACTACAAGATGAAGGTAAATTGCCACAAGGGGGGTTAAGTGATTATCCTACATTCTTACATATAGACTTTAGAGGCAAAAAGGCAC